ATGATTCGGCAAAGAAGCAGCCCGTAGGGCGGGACCGCTAAATAGTGTGGCGTCTTACGGCGTTAGACCCTCGCATCATTCTTTCGGAAGAAATTTTCCAACTTCTATCAGGCATTCACCAACATCAAAATCCTCGTAAGGCGGCAATTGTTCTTCTGGCTCTATCATTAAAGGGAACGTAAGTTCCCTGACGGCCTTTGGAGTTACATACCACTTCCTTGTCTCTGCCCAAGTCGGCCTAGAAAGCTTCGAACCCTCGCCAAATCCCGAAAGATAAGGCAAGAAATTCGGAGCGCTAGGGCGAATCTCGGATAGTTTCAAGAAAAAGTCCAAACGGGATCTCTTTGCTAATGATTTAAATTCACATGAAAATTTCCATGCGGCCATCTCCCGGGCGCTCTTCTTCCTGTCTTCTCTCGTTAATGAACTTGGCTTGACAAAAACACAACGATCCTTCGGCACTACCACGTTGTGGTCGGGACCAAGGAAAGGTACGTCATAAGTCAATGGACTCATCAAGAGCGAAAACTTTCTAGTAATTCTCCACGCCAAATCGCCTCGGAAGCCAAGCTCCAGAGTAGTCAAGCGTTGATTCTTCAATGTCCCTAAGTGCCATTTAAAGAATTCAACCCCCGCTCTGTAGCGTTGATTCCCGTGAATTCCGACGAGAAAACTTTCAAAAGTTACCCACAACGAAGTAACGTCCTCACACTCTCTAAGCATACCGAATCTAAGGGTCTGGCGAACGACGTAACGACCGTGCTTGCGCACTATCAACGTCGAATTCAAAGTACCGTAAGATTCGGACACACTCGTTTTTGTCTCTTCGACTTCAAGCCCTAGATGCTTGACTGTATCCATCCACTCCCTTGAGAACTCGGGTGAGGACTGGAACAGGATATCATCGCCATTAATCAGACAAGGTTTATCTTCGCCGCCCGCCCATGCAAACGCAATGTAATTTTGTAAGCATAAGAGCGGAAAGCTTAGGTAAGACCCCATCATCTGGCCTCTGGTAGGCGTGAAGTCAATCCCATGTTCAAGCGAAAACAAGTTCGGTCTTAATATACCGATCGCAGCCTTCTTAACAGACTCCGGCACAGAGACCGCAGTTGAAAGAAGGCTTTGAAGTATAACCTCGGCAACCTCTAGGGAAAGGTTGTCGGTGGCCGACTTATAATCGCCTGACGTGAGAAAGTCCCCTTCAATTCTTCTAAAACCTGCATCACGTAATCCTTCAGTCGTGACATCGCCACGGTTTAACCATTTCTCTCTCGATATCTTGTCGTAGACCGCCTTGTGAAGAGGCCGTAGACAAAGTGTATCAGGGGAGAATTTGGTTAAAGCACGTGGCTTGCCAGCAGACTGAACGACGATCATCTTAGCAGACCGATCAAGACTAAAATCAGGCCCCATAAGGCAAGCCTCGATGAAGTCTGAATAATCAAAAT